AATTTCAGGTGCAATTTTCTTCAACGCTTTTCTCAACTTAATGATCTCGTCGGCAGCCTCAAACGCGACAGGGCTAATCATTGGCCCATCCATGATAAATACTTCTGGCGACCGTAAGCGTTCAACGATATCCATCACTCGCTCCTGTTTCTGTAACGCACCGCAGGAACTCTTGCTCTTGCCACTTGCGTTCGGTATCCCCTGTGGCCCTTACGGCGGCTCTTGCGGACCTCGCGGCAAACCATATTTCGTCCCCTGCGTCAGCCCTTGCGGTATCCCCTGCGACCATAGCGGCAACCCTTGAGGCACTTTCGGCAGCCCTTACGGCCCATACGGCGGCTCTTGCGGCGGACAACTCCTTATCGGTCGCTTTTCCGTTTGCGTATCGCTCCGCAACATCAATCGCGTTTTTTACGCTAGGATGGGTATTTAGGTGCTCAACCCGTCGAGCGTATGCAACCATCAACAACCGCCATTCTTTCGCGTGTTGAGGTTCAGCGCGACAGCACCAATGCGCGTCATCCAGCCCGTTGATTTCAAGGATCGTAGCGAATGGCAGTGCCGCATCGTCCGCAGATGTTTTACCAAGTCCGGCGAGTAAGTTTGTCCACCCGTCTTCGCATGGTGAATGTTCGCGTATTCTGTTCAATGTCGTGGTAATCATACCTTCTCCTTTAATTTTTTTATTTTTCCCAGAAGCCAATTAACCCCAGACAAAAATATCGCAACGACAAAGACTACAGCAATCAAACCGATAACCAAACCGACAAGCCAAAACAGTTCCGCAAAAAACTTTGCCATCCAAAACCAAATGTAATCCATCACTCTTTCTCCTTCAGTGCATATCCATCTTTGCACAAAATTCCATGCAGCCTCTCAATCTCGGTCTTATGTAAATGATCGTGCATAGCCATCATCGCGTTTGCAAACCACGTAATCATATATCCCTCATCACGGAACACATCCCGTTCCATATCCTTTGTTGTTTCAATAAAAAACTTTGCCCATACTCTAGCGTCTGGATTGTGGTGTATGGTCATATCGTAATCCATCACGCTATCTCCTTAAATTCAGCGATTGATTTATCAAACTCTTCATGCGAGAACTCAGGTGATAACCGCATCATGTTTATACGAAATGCAGCAATCAAAGTACCCTGAACCCTTTGTAATCGTTCGATCTCTTTCAACATGCTCAACAAAACTTCATTCACTGGCAACGGCGGCGATGGTGGTACACTCCAATCCGTAAGGTCTTGCGGTGTACTATATAAGAATTGTGCGTTAGAAATTAGTAATTTTACAAGAGGTTTGTCACCATAATCCATCACTGATACCCCCTAAAGGACCAAAGACAAAAGAAAACACCAACTCCAATCATCCAATTTGTTCCAAAGCCAATGAATGATGAACCTATTAGTGCAAAAAGAAAGATAAAAATTACCTTCAATTGTTTTACACTCATCACTCTCTCTCCTTCAGTACATTCAACAAACCTTCAAGACGAGCAGATTTATTAAATATTTCAGTTTGGTTGTTTGATGCAATCGCATCTTCAAGTTCTGATCTATATTGCCGCAATCGCTCAATCTCGTCGGCTCTCCTAAGAGCGTTCTCGGCTCTTTGCGCGGAGATGGCATCATCTTTGGCAAATAATCGCAGACGTTCAACAATGTCCATCACTCTTTCTCCTTTAGTTGAAGTGCTTTAATTTGATTAACCAGTTCAACACCTTCTGGGAACGTAACCCAATATTCATCAAGACCATCGAGCGCAGATATTAACATTCCCCGCAACCGCTCAATCTCGTTGGCGGCATCTTCTAATAAACCGCCTAATTCCATACGTGCTTCTCTTATGGATTGTCTTTCTCCATACGCATCTTTTCTCAAGTCATCAACGATATCCATCTTTCCCCCTATCACAATTATATCAAGATAATCCCATATATATTTTGTCATCCCTGCTGCATCGTCAATGACTATCATCATGGGTGTGCGTCTTTCATAACAGAGAACCAATCAGCGTCCCCGTTTTTAAGAAAGTTCCGTATTGCTTTCGCGGCTTGTTCTGCGGTTACTTTGTTGTAGCTATCTACCAGATCATCCCAAAATAACCAGCTTTCACCATTTTTATCTTTATCCGCTGCATCAGCGTACTCTTGAAACGGCGGGTAGAATAATTCATGAAGATTTTTATCCTGATACTCTGAACCACGAACAAATTTTTCCGCTCTGTCCACGGCATCATCGCCGTAGAAAATTGTACCCTCGTCTGTTCTTGGGTCGGGCATCTCCTCGTTCAAAAGCCAACACCATCCACCAATACAGGCTACCGTGCCACAATCGTAATTGGTGTGGGCTGTAACCTGTAAATTAAAGTTCATTTGGTTCGGCTTTGGTGGGTTATCACCAAGGTTGGTTCGTGGATCAGTATGGATGATGGCTTTTGTTTCCAGCATTTCTGCCACGACCAACAACCCTTTCCGCAAACCTTCTTTAGTATCTAAATTAATATCCTTATTCATGTTACGCTCCCATTGCTTTTGCTAATAGATCTTTGTCTTCGATCTGACCACGATACTTATTCACCAAACGCTTACCAAGTACTGCCTGTTTAAACGTCAACTTAGAGTTCATTGCAAGTGACCTTCCAATGTCAGTGTCCAGTCTATTAAAGCCGACCTTGTTCTGAGCACGAGCACCATCTGCGTCCATACTGGAGATAACCTGCAGACATTGCAATATAGCGGCTGACTGATCCACAGATATTTTTTCAGCGTCAGTGTCGATGTTTAAACGTGTCGTCGATGCAGTGATCGGTTGGTCTGGAAGAACTGGAATGTCAAGGTCTGCTATGGCGTTATCCTTGTCCAATGCCTGATCAATGATATCCATCTTCAAGACCACCGACCGGGCCATGTTGGAATCGATAGAGCCTTCGAGTACCAGATGTTGCACTAGAACGGATTCCTTCTGACCGATACGATGAGCACGATCCTCTGCCTGTAAGAGATCAGCAGGTGTGTACGTAATCTCAGCGAACACAACGTGTGAAGCGGCTGTTAGAGTAATACCAACACCAGCCGCCTTGATATTGCCAATGAAGAATAGACACGATGGATCATTCTGGAACCTGTCAACTGCCTCTTGACGTGCCGTCATGTTGACTGATCCAGTAACCTTCACAGCTTCCTTGCCAAGAGCTTCATACAAAGCATCGATCACGACATGATGATGCGCGAAGACAATCACCTTGCCTGAGCAGTTCTTCAGGTGTTCAATAACATATGGTATCTTCGCGACTGCTGTGTCCCTACGTGCGATAGCGATTTCCTGAAACGCCGCTGACGCACCGTCACGTAACTTGTTTACGGCATCTTTGTATACGTTGATATCATCAGAAGCTTTAGACAACTCGACAGCAACACGCAGGTGATGCAGTTGTTCCATTGCTCTGGACATGACCTTGACTTCATTGTCAATCTGTACCGTCGCCCCATTCTTCGGGAACTCAATGATCTGCCTACGCTTGGCAGGAAGATCCTTCAACACGTCTGCCTTGAGCCTACGCACCATGATTGTAGAGCGTAGCTTGTTCTGCAACTCGTCAAGGTTGGTTGCCCCTGCGTCATCGAAACCAAAGCGTCCCTTGTGTGCTCCACAGTAACGATACGCAAAGCGATAGTAGCTGTTGTATGTGACTGGATCTAAACTGCTGATCAAACTCCATATTTCTTTTGGCCTGTTCAGGATAGGCGTCCCTGTCAGGAACAGTCTACGCTTTGCCTTGATTGGTTTAAGTTCACTCATGACTTTGCTTTCTTCTTGTTGATCTTGCCGCCAAGTACAGCGACAGTGCGTTGAGCCTTCTGGTTCTTAAGATAGTGAGCCTCGTCACAGATCAGCAAGTCCCAATCGACAGCATCAATCTTGTCACGATGCCTGTCCACGATGTCATAGTTTATGATTACGATGTCGCAATCTTCAGGATAGTCATTGGCAACAGCAACACCACACCTAAGAGGCTTTGTGCTCCACTTGTCGAACTCACGTTGCCAGTTGATCCTCAACGTAGCAGGACAGATCACGAGGATTTTCTCTGCACCAGTAACATTCGCCACGCCGATGGCTTGGATCGTTTTACCCAAGCCCATCTCGTCTGCGATAAGTGTACCCGCACGTTCAGATGCGTACACAATCCCTGCCTTCTGGTATGGTAGGTACTCCAGACCTTCAGGGCGAGGGAGATCAACGTCAGCATCAGTCGCACGTGATGCTTCAAGTACTTCAACCATTTTGTTATGTTCTTCAACCAGAATGGCACGTGTTGTGGCAGAGGCGTATTTGATTAACGTCGCCGCCTTAGTTTTGTCGTCAGTCCACCACAATTTAGATACACTGTCCCACCGAAACCGTGCGCTTTTGGGGATTTCTCTTTCATCAAATGATCCGCGAAAGATAAACTTGCCATTCTCGTAATACAGTGTAGCCATGATGCACCTGTTTACTCTACTGTGGAACCGTAACTCTTCAACTTATAAACCGCGTATGGTTTTTTATTGAGGTCACGCTTGAGGATCGTCTGGATTTCAAAGCCATCCTTCTTGAGGTCATAGATGCACGACGCAAGACGGAAGATTCCGTACACGCCAAATGCTTCAAGAGGTGATATCTTACCCAACGTCAGGAGATGTGCCAACACCTTCTGCTTTTGTGTCGCTGCGGCAAGGCGTTCTTTTGCCTTCACAAGCTCACGCAGAGTCGTTGATCCCGTAGAGGTTTTCTTCTGTTCTGACTGTACCATTGATAGTCTCCTTGTTTTTCAATGTGAATTGTTGAATACCGTGCATCACGGTGCTGTGATCTCTATTCATGGCAGTGCCAATCTGATGCATTGTCATGTTTAATTCGTGCCTCAACCTGTAGAAACATTCCTGACGTGCATCAACCAGTGGTCTTGATCTGCTTTCGAGCCTGAATGACGCGACAGGAATTCTGTGCTTGATCGCGACTTCACGCATGATGGTCTTGAACGTGACCTTCTCGCTCTTCTGTATGTTCCACTTTTCAAGTTCTCTCTGTACCCAATTGTCTGTAATACTTGCAGTGTCGATTACCTGTTTAAACACAGGTGCTTCAAGGGCAAGTGGCGGCGACACAGGAGTAATAACAATTCGTTCCTGTGGTGGGGCAAACTGTTTCCTAATACGTGCATAGTTCTGCCTGATTGTACCGATGTCCTGCACGTCGTCATCCATACGTAAAGCTAAACGGCTCATGACTTCTTAACCTTTATTGCAGAATTGTTCATGGCATCACGCATGATCCATGCCCAATGGTTGATTGATTTCGCGAGTTCCTGTGCGACTCCAGTATCAATGAGATACTGAAGCGCGATGTTGTATTCTTCCTGTGTCTTGTGCTTCTTGCCTTCGATTAGTTCGAAGTAAGCCTGTGCCTTGGTGTCGTCAATCATCTTTAATCCTCATGAGCATGAGAGCAGTTTGGTACGGTGTAGTTTCTAGATATGTTGCCTTCACTTCAGCTTCAGGATATTTCTTGAGTACAGCCTCTTTGAGTTTTAGAAACTCAATTGCTGTGCTGAGATTGTACACGTAGGTTTCTTCTGTGAAGTCTCCTTGTGATTCAGGCGGGAGCCAGATGAATGCGCGAATAAATGTTGTGACTTCATGCGACATGGTAGTCCCCTCTCTCAAATATTTCGATGACTTCTGATTGGTTACTGGCTATGCCTATCCTGAACAATGTTCCGACAGGAAGCCATGTGATTTTAAGGCCACGTAGTCCACCCATGTAGGCGTCAGGGTATTTCAACTTCGCGATTTGTGTTAAGCCGTCAAGAAAGACATCAAACGGCATAAGTTCTTTGTTAGAGGCGTGTATAAACGATGCCATGTCACGATCAAACGGATCAGGCCCGTCTGTGTATTGCGTTGACCAAGGGCAGGTTTCAGATGAAAGAACGGCAACAACTGCACCGCCGTCCTTGTATAGTTTGTGTGGGTTCTCCAACATATTCTTGACTCTATGTTCCATTCCATCCACCTATGTACATGATGACTGCCGTGAGAAATGATAGAATAATCAATCCCACGGCGATGTCAAATGCTATTACAAGATATTTTTCAATCACAGCTAGACATTCTGTCTGTGTGTACAACATACTTGCCAGTATGCTGTGTGTAGGCAACGAAATGTTCATTCGATCTCGGTGCAACAAGTTCTGGTGACGTTGCGGTAGCATGATACCCTGCGAGATCCATCTCGAACCGTTCACGAAACTCCTGTGCTTCATCAAGAGTGTCGAAGTAGTGTGTCTTCTGTATATTAGCCATTGTATTCACTCCTGTGGTTTCAAGATTTCAAGATATTTTAACCGCTGTTCGCGACCTAGTGCCGTTCCATCGTCCTTGTAAGATAAATCATCAGCCAAGATTTCGTAAGCTTCAGCTTTTGATATGACTTCCTGTAAATCGATATCGATAATTTCAATTGATTCAGTTTCTCTGATCGGGTTGGTCATGTGATCGAAACGTTCAACGTGCTCCTGTGCCCATTCTGCGAAGTGGTCTAAATCCATATCCATTTCAAACGAATATGTAGAGGTTTTGTAGCTGTCGGTTGTTACTAGATACTTCTTCATTTCACTTGCTCCCTTTTGCAGGTAACCATTCGAAGTGAGAGCCGAATTTCTTGTAGTGCAACTCCATGTACTTCAACAGCCATTTTATGCAGGACGTAGGACGCGATGGTTTCCAAGTCGTGACTACACTGATCCGCGAATGAATGAGATAGCATTGGATCATATGTCATTTAGACAACTCCTTGTTTGTTGTGGCGGCGATACGCTCCATCTCTTCGATAAGAGCCATGACACGTTCACCAATCTTGTGACGCTCACCCTTGGTAAGGTGTGTCATTGCCTTGACCTTTGCGATTGCACCAATCAGTGCGGGTGACATTGCGGCGAATGAATTAGACTGCATGGAAAGTTCTCCTGAGATTTGTGAAAAGACGCATCTTCGAACGCATTAACTGCACCTTGATGTGCTGTTTAAACGGGTTCTTTGGTTTGTATTTAGGCTTCGTCACTGGCTTTCGTATCGGACGCATAGGTGCATACTCCACTGTTAATCAGGTCGATGGCTGCCCTGCCGAATGATCCTTGTAAGTGCCACACCAGACCAGTATCGATCAGGTGTTGCCACGCTTCAAGGAACTGCTCCTCGTTGTCGGCATCGATGAAACCTTCTGCGATGCCGACTGCTGTGTAGTTATCCATCTCATGCCACCTTTTTTACCTTGACTGCGTGACTGTTAAGCTTACCCGCAAAACGCTTACG